AAGTTAGATAACCCAAGTGGGGTTCCTAAAACACAAAGAGAAGACATGGCTCCGGTCAAAGAAACCCGAGTTCTGTCAGCCGAAGAGACGCGCTGAAAGGGTTTCCCCCCCAGCACCCCCCTTCCCTGGGGGGTCTTTTCTTCTTTCTTATCAAGTATTAGGTAGAATAGAGGTGTGGGCAGTGTCAGCACGCCTCAAATTGAGTCTGCGTTAGCGCGACTGGTAAATATAACCCATAACAAGGAGAAAAATTGTCTGAGTTTGTAAAGTCTCAGCAGGAACTCCGTGCGAACCTCACGGCTCAGATTCAGGAGACCCTGGATTCTGCTGAGGAGCGCGGTGGACTTGATCAAGAGGCACTAAACAAGGTAAACGCTATTGAGGCTGAAATCCGTTCTGCGGATGACGCTATCGCTGTAGCACAGCGTCAAGAAGAGCGTAAGAATGAAGCTAATGAAGCTGCTCGCGGTTTTGTTCCTGTAGAGGCTCGTGAAGAGCGCTCCGCTGGAGACATTTTGCGCGACATTGCTAAGGGAGAGATTCGCGGACATGAGTTTGAGTCTCGTGCAACTCTGGTTCCTTCAACTAACACTGTACCCAAGTCCTTCTTCGCAGAGGTCATGGATGTTGCCCGTCTCGTAGGCCCAATGCTTGAGGTCTCGGACGTAATCAACACGACCACTGGTGAAGACTTGACCATCCCGACTCTCACCGCATACAGCACTGCAAGCCTCAAGGGCGCTGGCGCTGCGCTTGACGAGTCAGAGCCAACTTACTCCAGCATTACGCTTGGAGCCTTCAAGTATGGCGTCCTGATCCCAGTGGCAGCCGAGCTGATTACGGATGCGGGCTTCAACATTGAGACCCACATTGCACAGCAGGCCGGTAACGCACTTGGTACTGTAGTCAACGCTGCACTGAGCACCGACAACGGATCATCGAAGCCAAACGGCATCGTAACCGCTTCCTCGGCTGGTGTCACTGGTGCAACTGGCGTAACTGGTGCTTTCACTGCCGACAACCTGATTGACCTGGCTTACACCGGCGTTGACGGGCTCGTTCGTCGTCTACCTGGAACTGGCTACATGGCTTCCGGTACGGCTATCGGCGCAATGCGGAAGCTCAAGGACACAGCAGGAAACTACCTCTACAACGTGGGAATCGGACAGCCAGATTCTTTCGCTGGTTTCCCCGTCATCGAAAACCCGGACATCTCGGTTCCTGCCGTTTCGGCAAAATCGGTATTATTCGGTTATTTCAAATCGTACAAAGTACGCATGGCTGGTGGCTTGCAGGTTGCGTCCTCTGCGGACTACGCCTTCAACACTGACACCGTTACATACCGTGTAACGATGCGTGCTGACGGAGACCTGACCCACAGCGGTCACGTTCGCCACTTCGTCGGAGGCGCAAGCTAATACCGACGTAAAAGATAGGAGGGCTGGAGTTGTAGGTTGCTCCGGCCCTTCTTCTTTTTTGTCTTGTACGCGATAGACTAGATGTGGAGGTTTATTAGATGGCAATTACAGATGGCTTGGCAAGCCTAAACGAAGTAAAAACTAACCTGGATTTGACCGATTCAGTTGACGACACAATGCTGGAACTTTGCATTGAATCTGCTTCACGTCAAATAGAACAATTTACAGAACGCATCTTTACCCAAGTGAGCGCAACCCGTGTTTACACACCTAGAGATTCTTACATTGTGGAGACTGACGACCTAAATTCAATCACAACGCTCAAGACTTCAACAAGCGCCGATGGCGTTTTTGATCAAACTTGGTCTACTTCAGATATACAAACAGAACCTTTGAATGGTATCTCTGGCGGTATCACATCACCGATTACCAGCATTAGGGCTGTGGGCGATTATCTCTTTCCGATCTCTGGAGGGGAGGCCACGGTGCAAATTGTTGGAACATTCGGTTGGCCCGCAATCCCAACGGCTATCACTCAAGCCTGTATTTTGCAGGCATCGAGGTACTATAAAAGGGCCGACTCCCCGATGGGGGTCGCGGGATTTGACGCCATGGGAGTGGTGCGGTTGTCAAGGATTGACCCCGACATCGCTACGCTGATTGAACCGTTCTGTAAAATACGGATGGCGTAATGACTGATATTACAGCTCTCCGGCAAGCGCTTGCTACAAACTTGGCAACAATCTCGGGCCTTCGCACTGATTCGGAAGTGCCAGATAGCCCAAACCCCCCAGTGGCAATCGTCGAATTGGAACGAGTTGATTATGACGGCGCTCTGCAACAAGGGCTTACCACCCTGGAGTTCAAGATCATTGTTATCGTTTCTCGACAGTCAGATAGAGTTTCGCAGAGGTTGTTGAACGATTATGCGTCGCAGAATGGGTCTCGTAGTATCAAGATTGCGGTAGAATCAGATAGGAGTCTAAATGGCAACGCAATGGACTGTAGAGTTCAAAGCCTAACCAGCGTCGGCTCTCTGGAACTGAATAACACGGAATACGCCGCTATAGAGTTTTCTGTAGTGGTATATGTATAAGGAGAAATAAATTGGCAAAATATGTCGTGACATCACAGTCTTTGACACTAAACTCTGTTGACTTGTCCGCCGACACCGCAAGGGTTGAACTCGTTATCAATTCTGCCGAGGTAGAGACAACTGACTTTTCAAGCGCAGGCTTCACAGAGGTTATTGGAGGACTCAAGAGTGGAACTTTGAACATTGACTTCCACGCTGACTACGCATCTGGCGGCGCTTCTGCAACGTTGGAAGCCTTAGTTGGATTCGTAGTACCATTTACAATTATCGCTGGCGGAACCAGTGTTGGAGTGGAGACACCTGCCTGGAGTGGTAACGTCTTGATCACCAGCTTTACCCCAGTTGCGGGCGCAGTGGGCGACTTAGCTACCTTTAGTTGCTCATTCCCAACTTCGGGCACAATTTCTAAGGCAACATCCTAATAAGGAGAACTACAAATGAAAATCAACCTACAAATTCAGTTCGAGGACGGTACGACTAAAAACATACAATGCAACGCTGCCGATTTGGTTGCTTTCGAGAGAGAGTACGATGTTTCGGTTGGCAAAATCGGGGAAGACCCCCGAGTTGGATGGTTGTTGTATCTGGCTTGGCACTCTGAAAAGCGCACTGGTTCAACTAAAGATGGCTACGAGAAGTGGCTAGAAAAGGTTGAAACGGTAGGTGAATCAGACGAAGACCCAAAATCCAAGGGCTAGGCGATAGCTCAGCCCATTGGTTTGTAGCGGGTCTAGCCGTAGAGTCAGGTATAAGTCCGAGAGAGTTATTGGAACTTGATCCAAGGATGCTATGGACTATGCACAGGTGGTTAGTAGCAAAGAATCTGCCAAGATAGGAGACCGCCCCCACTGTGGGGCGGTTTTCTTATTCCGGTAGAATATAAATAGATTGGCGGTGTGAGATGGCAAACAAGTACGAGTCTAAGATAGCTGTAACCGATTACAGAATGATCATTCGTGAATTGAATAAAATTGAACCCGCCCTGGTAAAAAGTTTCAAAAAAGATTTCAAAAGCGTTGCACAACCTTTTCGTCAGGGTATTAGAGACGCAATCCCCGACCAACCCCCTCTGAGGGGTCTGAGAAGAGTCAGGTCAAATTCTGGGAAGACATGGAATACCGGACGTAACGCAAAAACGGTTCTCGTAAAGTTTCGTTCTCCTAAAAAGACCGCTGTGAAGCAACTTGGGGTTCTAACGCTATGGGTCGTTTCTCCGGCAACGATTATTGCAGATATGGCGGGTCGTGGTAGCGCCAGCATGGATGGCACAATGACCGATCCGTACGAGTACCATATTCGGGGCGTACAGACAACGCGAAGGCACAGAATCAATGGTCAAGGTAAGGCTTTGATTAGGGAACTTGGAAGTAAACCGTCGCGTTATGTCTACCCTGGAGCCGAAAAAAAAGGCGACGAAGCATTACAAAAGTTTTTAGATGTTACAGGCGCAGCACTTGACGAGATTGAACGGGAAGTAAATGGCAAATAAAAGTATTATTTTCAAAGTTCTTTCGACTTTCAGCGGTAAGGGGGTTGACGACGCTACTAAAGACTTCAAGAAACTTGGCGGGCAGTTTGAAAAGCTAAATCGAAACGCTTTGAAGCTTGGAGCTTCTTTTGCGGCAATGAAAGTCGGTCAACTAGGGATGCGGTTTATTGGCGACTCGGTAAATCAAGCCCGCGATTTGACACGAAACCTAAACGGTTTGCAAACGGTTTTCCAAGGC